TTTACCAAATCGGCAAAGGCTTCCAGCAAAGGCGTCAATGCCTCAAACAGACCCTGAACCACCGGCAACAGCAACCCACCGATTGCCTCGCCTAGTTCCTCCATCGCAATCTTAGTCTTGGCGGAACCAGCAGACGCAGACTTGCTGAATGCCTCTGACTGCCCCTCAGCAGCCTTTGACGCAGCAGCGATGGTATCGAAGCCAGTAGCACCTTGCTCCAATCCCGGTATCATCCGAGCGAGCGCAGCGTCATTCCCAATGAATGCCTTAGCCACTGCATCCGCAGATGCCTCTAGGCTGCTGCCGCTCAGACGCGCGACATCCTGTGCCGTACTCAACAGCGCAATGGATGTACCCGCATCATGGGTCGCTGTGGTCAGCGCAGCAATCGCATTGCGCGTCTCGTCATCCGTGAACGCCAACTTTTGTGACGACCGGATGGCTGCATTCAGTTCATCTTCATAGACAGCGGCAGATACACCAGCAGCCTCTAGCGACAGGGCAAACTGCTGCTCCGCAGCAGCAGCATCCTTACCAGCCTTGATTGCCTTGCTGGTGACCTTGTGAACCTTCCTGATGGCGTCAGTGGCAGCGTCAAACTTCCCGGTTGATATCCCGGTGTCAAGTGTCTTGCCAAACGCATGTACGCTCTTGGTGGCGTCACCAAGAGCATTGCTTAGGTCTTTGGCATTTCCCTTGATGTCAACGCCAACGCCAACCGTCATCTAGCGCCTCCGCGCATTCCTGCGACGTGCCTTGGTAATGGAAGTGACAGCAGCAACCTCAGCCACCGTCATATCCTCAGCCTCAGCGGTAGACACTCCCGCGAGCATCGCCACACTTGCAACTGCAACTGCTCGCTTCTGCTCCGCTTCTATCTGCGCTGCTGTCGCTGCCTGACCAACCAACTCCACTTGGTAGGTGCGAACCTCAGCAAACGTCAACTCTGGTTCCAGACGCCTTGCGAGAACCCATGCCATCGCGTAGACCAACATGCCCTGAGCGTGCGTCTGCGGCCCACGGATGACATCAGCCATCTCGTCCACGTCTACACCAGATGACTCCGCGATATCCAACGCCTCTAGCAGCGTCAGATTACCCGGAGTGATTGCGCTGATATCCAGCGTCAGTTTACGCGGGACATCCAGTTTATCAAGTATCAAATCCGATTTGGCTTGCCGCATCTTCTATGTGTTCCTCAAACTCCCGTATGACTGCCTGTTGCTCTGACTCCCATGCAGTGAATACAGCCAGTGTTGCCGGAACGTATCTAGTCCCAAACTCTTGGTAACTAGAGTAAACCTCGTTGTTGATGAATGCTTCCCCCTCGACGTTCCATGCTCCCTGCATGGCCCCTGTGTCGTGCCTCGTCCGTTCCCTCACTGCTGGCAGAACCGCTCTACCAGCAGCATTCGCAGCCTTGCTGTAATCGAGCCTGTCCAACTTATCAAAGGCTGCGACAGTCTCAGGTATCCCCGTTACCTCAAACTCGATTGACGGCATTGTAAGTGGCTTACATCAAGCGATGGCGAGAACAGGCGTTGCGACAAATGGAAGGGTAACCTCAAACTCAGCAAACGTGCCAACCTCCCCACCATAGGTGACGGGGATTAGCGTAACCTGCCCGGTCACAGCGGGAGTCTCAGCACCCGGCGTGGCTGTCATGCCATGAGCATTCAGTTCGACATCCGCCACCGCTCCCTTGTTATCCCACAGGAAGCGAGCAAGTCCAGTGCTGCTGTAATCCTGTCCTGCCCGCATGACCAAAGCATACGTCTCAGGCTCGGCATTCGACGCGACGTTACCGTCAAGTGTCGGGTAATCGACAGTATCACCTGCCGTCACTTCGACGTGAACGTCTGCGGCATCCCCCTGAAACTCAATCGGAGTCCCTGTGCCATCTGGTACAGTGAGTGAAAACTTGGCGGTTTTCATAAACAGGATTGTCGCCATGACTAGTGAACCTCCGCTATCGTCTCGATAGTACCTCGACAGGCGAAATACTTAGTCCCGCCCATGTCGGTAACGGCTGGCCTTCGCCATGTGAGCGATGTCCAACCCTGCAACCCCTCGACTGCTGCATCAATGGCAACCACCATTGCTTCCAACTCGTCAAAGGTCGCCATAGAGTCAGTGCGCCCTGCGACAGCCCAAACCTCCCAAGTCTGCGAACGCTTCCCATTGAGTTTACCCGACATCTCAACCCACGGTTCCGCAGGATAGATACGGGCACAAGGCGCAGCAAATACGCCCATTCCGTAGTACGCGCGAATGTCTGCTGCTTCCAGCGCAGCAAGCAACTCGCCTCTAGAGTCCGTCAGGCTCACCCGATGCCCGGACCATTTCCGTATCTGTCAATCAATGGGCGCACGCCATCCAGATAGTCTCGCGCTACCCGGATGGCGTTGCCCTCCAAATCGGAGTACCCCGTCAAACCAAACGTTGCCTCGCGCCTCTTGTACCCCTCTGCCCCACCGATTAGCAAGGCAACGTTTAGTTCATCCTCCGCGCCTGACCCATCCTCAATCACTGCTCCATTGAGTCGGTATGTCAGCCCCGACATCAACGCAGCAGCAACCTTGTCAGCCCAATCCTGTTCCTCTGGCTTAGGATTTTCGATCCCAACGAAAGACAGGATTAGGTCACCAGTCAGGCTGTACATGCCTAGCCCTCGTCGCCCTCATCCATGTCGGCGTGAGTCTTGGTCTGCTCTCCCACGTCGTTAGACGTAGGTGCAGTCAGCGGCTCAACCTCAGGCTCGGAGGGGAGCGTTGTCACATCCTTGTCCTTGTTGTGACCCGGCGCATCCTCAGACTTACCGGGAGACTCAGGCTTTCCTGTATCCTCAGGCTTGGTCATGTCAGTGTCCCTTTCTGTAAGTGACTTACAATCTAGACGTTGGTGTAGGTGTAGCGCCGAACGCCCTTCGGCTCAAGGACGGCAAACCCGAAATACTGCCAGATAGCAAACACGACGGACTGTGGCCCCTCACGCTCCATCAGGCGAACGTCCAGCACTGCCGACTTCCACTGCCGCGCATCGTTGCGTCGAGCAATGATTTCAGTGATGGCAGAGAGGATGGCCCATGCCGGTTCCACCGGGACGCCACCAATCTGACCACGCTGAAAACCTGCTGCGGTCAACTGACCCAGCGCATTCTGCGGATTGATGTAGGCAAGCAGCGGGCGACCAGACGTATCCTCACCGGCAGTCAGATTACCCCAATCCTTACTATTGACAAACACACCCTCAGCAGGGAGCATCCGTGCCCCAGCGCCACCAGCGTTAGCACCAGCGTAAAACTCCCCCAACTTGGCTGCGATGCCCTTGTGCAAGTCGCGCCCTGCACTCGCGGGAGTCGTACCCGCCGTGTCAGCGATAACGCCAGATGCAGTAAGCGCCTCCAGCACAAGCGCAATCTCACGCTCGGTATCCCGCATCAGCAGTTCGCGCAGTTCATTGCCGATGATGACATCCGTACCCGGAGAGGCACCATCGACAGCCTGACGCGACACAATCGTCTCGCCACCGATTGTCTTAGGCGTCAGCGTCTTTGGTGCGGTGCCAACATCGACATTGGCAACCGGGTCATTCTCCGCTGACTGCACCGCTGTATCCCCTGTGACCGTCGCAAAGGACGGAACCACAATCGGATTGGGCGCAGTAATCGGAGTCGTGGCGAAGAACGCCGCGAGTGGCCCGGTGTACGCGATGTCCGGCACGTACAGGTCAGGATAGTAGGTTGTCGGGTACGCCCCGGCAATATCGCTGCTATCCACGGCACGCCTCTCAATCTGAGAGGCAATGTCCATGACAAGCGCCTTGTGCCGGTGGAGTCGCTCGGATGCAGAGGCATCCCGATTTGCCACCATCAGGTCAGCGAAGTATGACCGCTCAGTGCCCGGTCCATAGACCGTCTCACCCCGCGTCACAATCGCTGGCCCACCAGCGCCAGCAGCGCGAGAGGGGAGCGAACGCCGCTCGGCATCGCGCCTCTGCTCGTCCACTCGCGCCTCAGCAATCAGCGCATCAATGTTGCTGAGTCGCCCTGTCAGCGTCTCAACGTCAGTCGTCTCGTCAGCATCCAGCGAGCGGTTTTCCGTCTCGGCAATGGAGCGCACTGCGGCAATCTGAGACGTGATTGTGTCGCGTCGCTCCGTGAGCGCAGCAACGGTCAGGTTAGGCACCTTGCCCCTTTCTGTGGCTCGCGCCACGCTCCTAAGTGCAACTCGCGCCTGACGATATGCGGGCGCGTAACTGCCAGCGATAGCAGCGAGGCGAACCCCGCTGAAATGTTCTCGCACATCCCCACGGAGGCGAGACTTGCCACGGACAAACTCAACGCTGACACCGTTGATGCCGGATTGCACAACGCTGCGAGCCTGTGGCGTCTCTGGCACATCCAGAAAATCACCAGCAAACCACAGCCCCTCAGAGCGTTCCTGCGCTCGATTGATGACTCCAACCGGAACGCCACCATCAACGCCATGCCGATTGAGATAAGCGACCCTATCCCCACCGTTGATATCGCGCACAGCGTCAGAGAAAGCGCCCATGACGAAACGCTCGCGCCCGTATCCCGCTTCGATGGTCACGCCATACGGGACAGCGATGCCCTCAAACTGGCCCGGTCCACCGTCAACGTCCCGAACCTCGATGCGCCCTCCGCTGGCTGCTGCTGGTTCTCATTAGTATTCTGCGCCATCCCCTCAGCACCAGCCTCGATGGCAGTAATCCGCGCTTCCTCCATCGCATCAATCTCTGGCGATGGCCCCATGCCTTCCTCAGTCCGAACCTCTGCTGGCATCATCCAAGGCTTGCTGCCTGTGGCGATTTGCCATGCCCTGAAACGCGACTCCTGCGAGGCTCGCGTCAGTCGGGTCATGTCAATCAGCATGAAACGTTCCTCAGGAAGTAAGTCACTTACAAGGTCTTGGATTGGGTCATAGAACCCAGCCAGCGTGAACCTGTCCAGTGACAACGCCTCGTCCTGAATGTTGGAGTAAACCTGCGATGAGCCTGTCGGCACAACGTTGACGTAATGCGCCGCCACTCCAAACAGATTGGCAACCTCAATGACAATCTCACGCCGCGCTTCCACTGCCGCTTGCTGTGAAACGTCTGCGCCCCAAGGCGATGCGCTCGCTCCCTGCCCCAACACCAACGGGTAATCTGGCCCCTTCGCTCGACGGGCGCGATAGCGATTGCCGATTGCATCCGCCTGTGTGTCATCCAGAAACTGCTCAGTCGTAATCTGAGTCGTTGGCGACCCACCCGCTTGCCAGTACCGAGAGACGTAAGCGTCAGACGCATGCGCCATCATCATTGAGTTACGCGCCATTGACAGGATGCCCTGCAAATGAATAGGCACACCCGGCCAGAATGCAGAGCGCATCGGGATAACAGCCTCACCCGATACCGTGCCGGGGATACCGACGATTGAGTACGATGTCGGGGGGAACACGCCCCAAGGGTCGATATACCCGGCAGGTTGGATTGCGTCCTTCGGCAGAGGCAACAGGCTGCCCGGTACGCCTTCGTCGTCAACGCCACCGACCATGTAGATGTACTGAACGTCAGTCAGCGCCATTGACGCGATGACCCGCCACACCCATTCCCTTCGCGTCATGCTGGCAGCAGGGCGCTTGACAATCCTGCTTGTCTGCGTGAGTCGCTTGGCTGGCTCACCTTCCCACTCAGTCCACCGCTGCCCAGCGATAGCGTTAGCAATGAGTGAAATACAACGCCGGACAGCAGAAACCCCTGCCGCCTCAACGACGGTCAGGGGATACGCTGCCGACGGGATGGTGACAGAGGAAATAACCGTCTGCACCACCCGCTGCTCAGCAGCAGGAATGGGTACTGGCACTACCGCATCCCGCTTCTCCACCTTTGCAAGTGCAGTGCGCTTATGCTTGCTCACATATGAATATTACCACATCCTCAAAATGTAAGCAACTTACATAAATACCTGAACGGGATAGAACGACTTAGCAGCAATGGCAACGCCGATGGTCGCAGCAACCACACCAGTAACAGGAGTCTTGCTAATCGTCCACCGCCACGCTCCATCGCTACCGATGAACCTTCGCTGTGCGCTGGCAATCTGAGAGTCAAGGAATGGGTCATCATGCGCCAACCGCCTAGACGTGACTGCCTCTGCAAAGTCAGCACAAGCCATGAGCAACTTAGTTGCCGGGATTGATTGATACGGTAGCATACTCTCCACTGCATGTCGCTCGAATGCTGGTGCCAGCGCCGACGATGCACTGTATACGACGGCATCAACTCTCACCTTCGCTGCAATCGCAGCCACTTCCCTTGTGAAGTCGCTAGCAGATAGCGGGACATCCGCCCTCGCAATCAGGTGACGGTGTACCTCGACCCCAACCTTACCGTCCTTTCGCATCGCTGCAATGATGATGCTACCCTCGCCCCACGTCGATGTAACGTCACAGGCGATGACGTAGTTACCCTGCACATGGAACCTATCCAGTGGCTTCTGTACCCGGCATGCGCCCCATGCTGCGATACTGAATGGCGCATCCACTCGCTCGTCATGCCACCGATTTAGACGCTCCCTAACCCATGACCCGCGCGGCAAGATTAGGTACTCATTCTCAATCATCCGCCTCGATAGACCGCGCCCATCGAACGCCGGATTAGCCTTGACAATCTGCTCCCAATCCTGAGGCGTGGCGTCGTCATCATCCGCCCTCCACCATAGCCCCATGAACGATGGGTCATGCTGCTCCGCATTGGTTGACTGTCGATACAGCCTGTCATACATCGCCCGCAGCACAACGCTGTCCGCGAACCCTGCCGTACTGGTCAGCAGCATCTGACTGTTGGGGATAGCAACCTGTGCCGGGGATAGAACCTCATACGTCTCAAACGATGTCTGCGTCAGTACCTCGTCAAAGCACACCAGCCCCGGTGAGATACCACGCGCACTACCCGGCTGTGACGTTGCCACATCAACCCGAACCCCGTTCAGTTCGATGCCTGTGTACTGTGTCGCCCGCGCCCTCTGCACACCCTGACGACGGGCGCTGTGGCCCCATGTGTTGATGTCAGCATATGACATGACATCGCGCCTGATGTAGTCATACGGGATACGCGCCTGTTTGGCGTCATGCGCCGCTAGTAGAATGAAGTCCCATTTGCGGAACGTATCCCACTTGTGCCCCTCGTCCAGTATCCACCCGACGATTGAGCGCACGATTACCGACTTGCCATTCTGCCTCGCCACAGATAGCAGGACGGTAGACGCCAGCAACTGCATGTCAGCGTCATGCTCTAGCATCCTATCCAGCGCATACGCTTGCCAAGGGTCAAGCGTCATCTTGAGTCTACGCTTGGCCCACTTCACAACCTTGTACCCAAATGAGCCAGTGGCAAGCGGAGAGCGTGGCGACTCTAGCGCCGGGAGGACCGGCCCCCGCTCTGTCATTCTACCCGCCTCCGGTCACTCGCTTCGCTCGGACACTCCGGCGGAATGACTATCGCTGAGGGACCGGCCCCCGGATGGCCCGGACGGAGAATGTAAGCCACTTACACATGACCCAGCAGCAGCGCCACCGCGAGGCACCCCACGGCCAGCGCGAGCCAGAGCACAGGATGGTCATGGTCAAAGAGCGAGGCGACGGCCCCGACCAGCCCCGCCAACTCCAAGATGATGATGACGGTACCCATTGCCAAACTCCTTATATTTACATCGTCTCAAACGGTCCCTAAGGCCCGGTTTTTTCGGAGTGGCACCCTAGTCCACCCCACCCATTTACATGGCTTGACGGCCATCCTACAGGCTCTCAATCCATGTGCGCCCGCCCGCGTACCCCCGCGTCAGGCTGCCCGGTGGTGATTTCCCGATTGTCAGGCAGACTTTCCAAAAC